GCAGACGCTGACGTTCGTGCAGGACCGGCCATCGGATAAGGTGTGGACCTATAACCGCAGTAATGTGGTGATGCCGGATGATGGCGCGCCGTTCCGCTACAGCTTCAGCGCCCTGAAGGACCGTCATAATGCCGTTGAGGTGAACTGGATTGACCCGAATAACGGCTGGGAGACGGCGACAGAGCTTGTGGAGGACACGCAGGCCATTGCCCGTTACGGTCGTAACGTCACGAAGATGGATGCCTTTGGCTGTACCAGCCGGGGGCAGGCACACCGCGCCGGGCTGTGGCTGATTAAAACAGAACTGCTGGAAACGCAGACCGTGGATTTCAGCGTCGGCGCAGAAGGGCTTCGCCATGTACCGGGTGATGTTATTGAAATCTGCGATGATGACTATGCGGGGATCAGCATTGGCGGGCGCGTGCTGGCGGTGAACAGCCAGACCCGGACGCTGACGCTCGACCGTGAAATCACGCTGCCATCCTCCGGTACCACGCTGATAAGCCTGGTTGACGGGCAGGGGAGTCCGGTCAGCGTGGAGGTTCAGTCCGTCACCGACGGCGTGAAGGTGAAAGTGAGTCGGGTTCCTGACGGCGTTGCCGGATACAGCGTGTGGGGGCTGAAGCTGCCGACGCTGCGCCAGCGCCTGTTCCGCTGTGTGAGTATCCGTGAGAACGATGACGGCACGTATGCCATCACTGCCGTGCAGCATGTACCGGAAAAAGAAGCCATCGTGGATAACGGGGCGCACTTTGACGGCGACCAGAGCGGCACGGTGAATGGTGTCACGCCGCCAGCGGTGCAGCACCTGACCGCCGAAGTCACCGCAGACAGCGGGGAATACCAGGTGCTGGCGCGCTGGGATACGCCGAAGGTGGTGAAGGGCGTGAGCTTTATGCTTCGCCTGACCGTGGCAGCGGATGACGGCAGTGAGCGGCTGGTCAGCACGGCCCGGACGACGGAAACCACATACCGCTTCAGGCAGCTGGCTCTGGGAAATTACAGTCTGACAGTCCGGGCGGTAAATGCGTGGGGGCAGCAGGGCGATCCGGCGTCGGTATCGTTCCGGATTGCCGCACCGGCAGCGCCATCGCGGATTGAGCTGACGCCGGGCTATTTTCAGATAACCGCCACGCCGCATCTTGCGGTTTATGATCCGACGGTACAGTTTGAGTTCTGGTTCTCGGAAAATCGGATTGCGGATATCAGGCAGGTTGAAACCAGCGCGCGTTATCTTGGCACAGCGCTGTACTGGATAGCCGCCAGTATCAATATCAAACCGGGCCATGATTATTATTTTTACGTTCGCAGTGTGAACACCGTCGGCAAATCGACATTCGTGGAGGCTGTCGGTCGGGCGAGCGATGATGCGGAAGGTTACCTGGATTTTTTCAAAGGCAAGATAACCGAATCTCATCTCGGCAAGGAGTTGCTGGAAAAAGTCGACCTGACGGAGGATAACGCCAGCAGACTGGATGAGTTTTCGAAAGAGTGGAAGGATGCCAACGATAAATGGAATGCCATGTGGGCTGTCAAAATTGAGCAGACCAAAGACGGCAAACATTATGTCGCGGGTATTGGCCTCAGCATGGAGGATACAGAGGAAGGCAAACTGAGTCAGTTTCTGGTTGCCGCCAATCGTATCGCGTTTATTGACCCGGCAAACGGGAATGAAACGCCGATGTTTGTGGCGCAGGGCAACCAGATATTCATGAACGACGTGTTCCTGAAGCGCCTGACGGCCCCCACCATTACCAGTGGTGGAAATCCACCGGCATTTTCCCTGACACCGGACGGAAAGCTGACTGCTAAAAATGCGGATATCAGTGGTAACGTGAATGCGAACTCCGGGACGCTCAACAACGTCACGATTAACGAGAACTGTCGGGTTCTGGGAAAACTGTCCGCGAACCAGATTGAAGGCGATCTCGTTAAAACAGTGGGCAAAGCTTTCCCCCGGGACTCCCGTGCACCGGAACGGTGGCCATCAGGGACCATTACCGTCAGGGTTTATGACGATCAGCCGTTTGACCGGCAGATTGTTATTCCGGCGGTGGCATTCAGCGGCGCTAAACATGAGAGAGAGCATACTGATATTTACTCCTCATGCCGTCTGATAGTGCGGAAAAACGGTGCTGAAATTTATAACCGTACCGCGCTGGATAATACGCTGATTTACAGTGGCGTTATTGATATGCCTGCCGGTCACGGTCACATGACGCTGGAGTTTTCGGTGTCAGCATGGCTGGTAAATGACTGGTATCCCACAGCAAGTATCAGCGATCTGCTGGTTGTGGTGATGAAGAAAGCCACCGCAGGCATCAGTATCAGCTGAATTTTATAACCCATATACGGGCGCCAGAAATGGCGCCTTTTTTATTGCAGAAAAGCGAGAGGTAATTATGCGTAAAGTTTGTGCCGCCATTTTTTCCGCAGCCATTTGTCTGGCCGTATCCGGTGCGCCTGCATGGGCATCTGAACATCAGTCCACGCTGAGCGCGGGGTATCTTCATGCCTCGACGAACGTTCCCGGCAGCGATGATCTGAACGGGATTAACGTGAAATACCGTTATGAGTTTACGGACACACTGGGGATGGTGACGTCATTCAGCTATGCAGGAGACAAGAATCGCCAGCTTACCCGTTACAGCGATACCCGCTGGCATGAAGATTCCGTGCGTAACCGCTGGTTCAGCGTGATGGTGGGGCCGTCTGTGCGCGTGAATGAATGCTTCAGCGCGTATGCGATGGCGGGTATGGCTTACAGCCGTGTTTCGACTTTCTCCGGAGATTATATCCGCGTAACTGACAACAAGGGGAAAACGCACGATGTGCTGACCGGAAGTGATGACGGTCGCCACAGCGACACGTCTCTGGCATGGGGGGCTGGCGTGCAGTTTAACCCGACCGAATCCGTGGCCATTGATATTGCTTATGAAGGTTCCGGCAGTGGCGACTGGCGCACTGACGGTTTCATCGTTGGTGTCGGTTATAAATTCTGATTAGCCAGGTAACACAGTGTTATGACAGCCCGCCGGTTCAGGCGGGCTTTTTTGTGGAGTGGATATGGCAGCAGTAAAAATCTCAGGTGTGCTGAAAGATGGTGCGGGAAAACCAATACAGAACTGCACTATTCAACTGAAGGCAAAGCGTAACAGCACCACGGTACTGGTCAACACGGTGGCCTCTGAAAATCCGGATGAAGCCGGGCGTTACAGCATGGATGTTGAGTATGGCCAGTACAGCGTCACCCTGCTGGTTGAAGGTTTTCCGCCTTCACATGCCGGAACCATTACCGTCTATGAAGGTTCCAGACCAGGTACGCTGAATGATTTTCTCGGTGCCATGACGGAGGATGATGTCCGACCGGAGGCACTGCGCCGCTTTGAGCAGATGGTGGAAGAAGCGGCACGCAACGCTGAAGCCGCCTCTCAGAGCGCAGCGGCGGCAAAGAAATCCGAAACTGCAGCGGCATCATCGAAGAACGCGGCGAAAACCTCAGAAACGAATGCAGCTAACAGCGCACAGGCGGCAGCGACCTCAAAGACTGCATCGGCAAACTCCGCGACAGCAGCCAAAAAATCAGAAACCAACGCGAAAAATAGCGAGACAGCCGCAACGACAAGCGAAACCAACGCAAAGTCCAGCCAGACGGCAGCGAAGACCAGCGAAACGAATGCTAAAGCCAGTGAAACTGCAGCAAAAAACAGCCAGGTTTCAGCAGCCCAAAGCGAGAGCGCGGCAGCCGGTTCTGCGACTTCAGCAGCTGGATCAGCAACTGCTGCGGCTAACAGCCAGAAAGCTGCGAAGACGAGTGAAACTAACGCAAAGTCCAGCCAGACGGCAGCGAAGACCAGCGAAACGAATGCCAAAGCCAGTGAAACTGCGGCGAAAAGCAGTCAGGATGCAGCGGCCCAAAGCGAGAGTGCCGCAGCCAGTTCTGCAAGCGCGGCGGCTGCTTCTGCCACTGCATCAGCTAACAGTCAAAAAGCAGCAAAAACCAGTGAAACCAACGCAAAGGCGAGCGAGACTGCGGCGGCGAACTCGGCGCAAGCATCGGCAGCAAGCCAGACAGCAGCTAAAGCAAGTGAAGACGCAGCCAGAGAGTATGCAAGCCAGGCAGCGGAGCCGTATAAACAAGTTTTGCAGCCGTTGCCCGATGTGTGGATACCGTTTAATGATTCACTGGATATGATTACGGGCTTTTCGCCATCATATAAAAAAATTGTTATTGGTGACGATGAAATAACGATGCCTGGCGACAAGATTGTTAAGTTTAAACGTGCATCGAAAGCAACCTATATTAACAAATCTGGTGTGCTGACAGAGGCTGCCATTGACGAGCCACGATTTGAACGTGATGGCCTGCTTATTGAGGGGCAAAGAACAAACTACATGCTCAATTCGGAAAGCCCTGCCAGTTGGGGGCGATCTTCAAATATGGATGTGCCCGAAACAGGGACGGATAATTTTGGTTTTACCTATGGAAAGTTTGTCTGCAACGATTCTCTGATTGGGCAAACCTCA